CTTGACGCTTGTAGCTTGGAGCTTGAGGCTTGCTGCTTGAAGCTTCAGAACCTGAACTAGGTTCTGGTTTAGGTTTGCTTGGAGCTTGCTGCTTGAGGCTTGCAGCTTGCGACTGTGATGACAGCTTTACCTGGTTCACCACCTGTGAGTCGCGGTATTGCTTGCGCAATTTTTTATAATAGTTTGGGTGCTTGAATTCCATTAGTGCTGGCCGTATGATATATTCTTTATTTCTTTATTCCAGCAATTTCTACAATCTTTGCATTGATTGTCTTGATGAGGCGCCGGGCACGTAGCCTGAGCTGTCACCACGGTGCTAGTATTTGGCCAGCTGGCAGGTGCTTCCTGGTCCACCATCGGAGCAGAGAATCTGATCACCAGGTTAGCTGGTGCCCTGTCGAGATGGTCCTTGACCCATGCTTCACGGGTCGGCATCCAGTGACGCTTTGAAGGCGTCAACCTGCAGACTTCATATATTTTATTTAAATGTTCCAGATCCTGTACATCTCCTGAGTCATGCCAGCGGAACACGTCCGGCTTCTTGCTGTTGATAAGGTGAGCCATAGCCTGGACCCATTGCGGCGTGTATATTGCTGCCAGTCTCCTGTACTGTGCATCCTGGACCACCTTGAAGACGTAACAGCCTTTCATGGCGTAACAGTCATAACAGACAGAGCCAGGGACCTTCTGGAGCTTGGCGCCTGTCTTGCATTCTTTTGCAGGTATACCAATTGACCATCCGGGCATCTTGCCAGGCTTCGACAGCCCGCCAACCAGTTTCCACGCTTCACTTGTTTTCATATGTTTATTTCTCCTTTATAATCCTACTATAGCTTGAAGCTTGTAGCTTGTCAAGCTTGGAGCTTGGAGCTTGCAGCTTGTAAATTTTATGATTTAAATCAGGACCGCCGCCGTAATACTTGGGCCAGCATATAGAGTCGAAGAACTTCTCACAGCTGGCCAGGTACGCCCGCGGCAGCTCTTCGTGCGGCCGCAGGAAATAGTGTGTTAAGTCGTTGTGCTTAATTCTTTTCATCTCTGTATTTTTTATTACGCTCTAGATCATCTTTTATTAATTGCAAAATTGTCTCTAAAGTATCCGCGATCCTTTGTGTGTGATACGCTGTATTATAACTGTATCTATTAGCTGCTTCTTCTCTTGCTATTTCTTCTATTTGTTCTTTTAATTGTTTATCCATATTATTCCTTTCTAAATTCATCCTATCATCTCCAGGACAGGCTGTCAAGCTTGAAGCTTGAAGCTTGAAGCTTTTTCCTGATCCCACAGTTCACTGTTGTTAAGGCCTGACTAGCGGGATCAGGGATCAGGACCAGCTACGTACAGGATGATTTCAGAGCCCTTCTTGTAACTGATCCCTGATCCCAGGTCCATTATCCCGAACTCGAGTACTTCGAATAATAGACCAGGGATCAGTTGTTGTCCTGTGCAGGTTAACTGAGTAGTGATCCTCATCAGCTTTAGACATGTCCGACGCAACCTGTACTATAGTGGGTTAAATCCCACAGCTACAACACTGATCCCAGATCTTAGAGTGTTTTTGATATATCTAAAAAACACATGGTTTCCGGGTACACGCCCCGTCTAAGATCAGGGATCAGTTCTGGTCGCTGGCCTGCGAATGTATGAAGAGACGAAAACCCTACAACCAGAAGTTGTCCCGAAAGTTTTTCTTTAGGTAGCTATCTAAAACTTACAAAAAAGATATTAATCAAATATAATGCTTGACAATCCTATTGTCAAGTGATAAATTAAAAATAATTAAATAAAGGAGAAATAAAATGCAAACTAAAAATAAAACAATCGCAGATGAAATGTTTGAACATGCAAATATGATTAATGATGTATCAAGAACTGGAAATCTGTATGGTAAATTATTTGCTTTACAAGAAATGCAAATACATATACTTTCTGAAATTAAGAAAGTAAAAGATGAAATAGAAAGGAAAAACAAATGAGTAGAATAAGACTAAACCAAGAGTACAGAAATAAAATCGCAAATCGTATGCGAGTACACTTGGAACAAGAGGACACGCAAGAAAAACAAAAGTATGATGAACTCAAAGCAAATCAAATTGAGTTAAATAACAATGCTTGGAATTTAGCAGAAACAGTTGTCAGAAAACATTATACACCAGAAGATGTCAAAATGGCATATCATCTACAAAACAAATTTGAAAATGTTTCAACAATCGCAAAGGACAGTTGTTTTCATTTTCATTATTTAGGTACTGTTGAAGATAGAGATTATGACAACAATCCAATTACAAAAGAACAAAATATTGAAGAACATTTTGACTTTCGTTTAAATGGTGCTTATGAGGGCGACGACACTAATTCATATTCAAGAGATAGTGCTTATGGATATGCTTTATATCGTGATGAACTTAAAGCACAAGATAATTGCAACCCAGATATTTTGATTGAACAAGAGGGCAAAGACAACAACCCACATTTAACAAAATATACTGACGCAAACGACAAGTATCTTGGTCGTGATGATAGTGGCTATGGGAAACAATGGAATGAAAAATATCAATTAGATTTAATTGGTAGAGAATATTGTCGTGATCGTTCTATTGCTTGTAATCAAGAACAATTTATGATGTTAAAACAATGGAAACAAGCAAAAGGACAATTTGTTATTGCACATAGAAACTGGATAAAAAGTATTTTAGACCAAATGAGGGAAATTAAAATTGGTCTAAAAGGTTATAAATATCTTGATGAGGCGATTGAATTATGTACTGAACTTGGATTAAATGTTCAAGAGGCAGAAATAATTAGAACAAACTCAACTGGACTTGTAATCTATAATCCTAAAAATCTAGCTGACAGAATAAAAGGAATGAAGAATAAAAATCAGTCAAGAGCAGATAAGATTAAGGCAAGATTATTGTATGAGAATAATAATGCTGAAAGTGTAAATTAACACTTGACGACCTATCCTATCAATGATAGGATAGGTCATTAATTAGAAAGGAATAAATATGAAATACTTTAGTTGGTACGCAAAATCACGACAAGCATTTATTAATTGTCGTGGAGTTGATGAACACGATTACTACGATGAATGGAGTGGAAAGTTTAAAACTTTTAAATCAAGACAATGGACAGATCAAAAAGGTTTTCCATGTTATAACTTTTGGGATATTGACGCAGAACACCCAAGAACTGCAGTAAATTATTCTGTGAGAAAGGCGGAGGCAGTATGAAACTATTAATTGGATTAAGTGGATTTGTAGTTATGATGATTGGTGTAATCTTATCTTATAGATTGGATTTTACTATTGGATTATTAATTACTTTTTTAGGTGTCTTTATGTTTTGGGCAATGTTACCAAGCACAGACCAAAATGAAAGGCTGAGAAGATATGAGTAATTATAATTGGTGTCATGGTCCAAACTGTCATACTTATCAAACACAATCAAGAGTGCGAGGGAGTGGCGATAATAAAGTTCTAAGAACTATTAAAATAAAACAAGGTAGTAGTTATAGAACACATGAACACTATTCAATGTTCAATTATTTCTGTAATCAAAATTGTTTAATGGATTTTATTAGATTACATTTAACTAGTATGATTGCAATAGCACCAAGGCGCGAGGCTCTTGAAACACCAATCAAGGTTGAAAAAGAAAAGTATGAGAGTTATAGATATAGATACAATGATAATGGCAGTTATCGTGAACCATATCAAGCAACAAGGACCACAATTAAATCAGTTGACAATGGCAATGGATAATGTAGGATAACTATTATGAATAATATGAAAGTAAAACAATCAGTACATTATAAAGGCAAAGTAATTAAGTTGCCTTTTTTAATTCCTACTGATCATTTAATTACTAAGGAGATTACACAAGCTAATCACTTTAGTGGACAACAAACTACATTACCAAAGTTTGCAGGTGCAGTAAGAAATACAATCTTACAAGCAGAATTAATGCAAGACTATGACACAGTTCGTAAGGGTCTTGATTGGTTTCGTAAATACTTTGCACCACAATACATGGTATTGCTAGACTAATCATCAACCAACAGCATGGGCGAGCGATCGCCCCTGCTTCCCCCCTTCAATAGAGGTACCAAACCCAATTCCAAAAAACTTTGAGAATAAAGGTCGACCCCCGAAATAAATAAAAAGGGGTCCCACTACTCTGGGTTGAATTGCTTGATTTAGAGAGTTATTCCTGTTAAAAACATGTTCAACATCCTATAAGGGTGCGAAAAATTTTTTAAAAATTTTGTATGGATTTAAATAATATAGATATAAGTAAACTGCCTTCAGACGTTCGTAAAACTTTTCGACAACTGCAAGTGATGTATGCAGAGAAAAAAATACAAAATAAAGCAAAAGATGATTTTTTAAGCTTTGTTAAGTGTGTCTGGCCCGAGTTTATTGAAGGCGCGCATCATAGACACATAGCAAAAAAGTTTAATGACCTTGCAACAGGGAAAATTAACCGACTAATTGTTAACATGCCACCAAGACATACTAAGTCTGAGTTTGCATCTTATCTATTACCTGCATGGATGGTGGGCCGTAATCCGAAACTCAAGATCATTCAAGCAACTCACACAGGTGAACTAGCAATTAGGTTTGGACGTAAAGCAAAGAATTTAATTGACTCTCCTGATTATGCAAAAATTTTTGAAACTAGACTACAAGAAGACTCTCAAGCTGCAGGTAGGTGGGAAACTGCGCAAGGTGGAGAGTATTTTGCTGCTGGTGTTGGCGGAGCAATTACAGGAAGAGGTGCTGATCTACTAATTATTGACGATCCGCACTCTGAGCAAGATGCAATGTCTGCAACAGCTATGGAAAACGCGTATGAATGGTACACATCTGGTCCAAGACAACGTCTTCAACCAGGCGGAAAAATTATTTTAGTAATGACAAGGTGGTCAAAAAAGGATTTGACCGGAATTTTGTTAAAAAATCAATCTGAAATTAAAGCTGATCAATGGGAAGTGATAGAATTTCCGGCAATCTTGGACGACGGACCTAAACCTGAAGCAGTTTGGCCCGAATATTGGAAATTAGACGAATTAGAAAAGGTAAAAGCAACGTTGCCTGTCGGAAAGTGGAATGCACAATGGATGCAACGTCCAACTTCTGAAGAAGGAGCGTTAATTAAGCGAGAATGGTGGCGAGTATGGGACCATGACGAACCACCCAACCTTCAT